CGCATCACGTCCTTTACTATAACTTGAAAATGGCTGACAAGGAGCACAGCCAGCAAGCAAACGAATGGCTCCTTTCGAATACCAAGAATTTATTTCATCTGCACTAACTTGTGCAATGTCCTTTAAAACGAAAGTCGCTTTATTATTATGCTCATAGCCAAATTTGCAGCTTGGCTCTATGTCGTAACCTGCTTTAACGATAATTCCAGACTTTATTAATCCTGCAGTCAGACCACCTACACCACAGAACAGATCAACGGCTTCAATTTGCATACTACACCTCGCAATTCTAACGCCTATATTACCTTTTTTTCGTTAGAATATCGAGACAAAAAAATAAATTTTTTATTAAAACACTCTGATTTCTAAGCATTGAGAGGCTATGATTTTTATCTACAATAATTTTGATTTAAAATAATAATATTTATTGACATAAGCTTTCACAGGGCACACCATCGCCATCTCTATCCAGTCGACTAACCCCACAATCATTCAAATAATGGCGTGCCTCAGCGCAAGTTGCCATTTGTTTGCAATATCGTTTTGAGCCACAACTGCTCCCTGAATCTACAACGGCTTTTTGCTCGACTTGTTGGGTTATGGTTTGCGTTTGGACAGGGGCGGTTTGTTCGCCACGTTTGCCCCGTCTAAAATCACTAGGATAGATTGGGTCAGGTTCTGACCATAAGCCTTTTGTATTTGAGCGTGCGCTAGTCTCTAAGTCACTATAGTCGTTATCCGTCATGTATTCACGATATGCCCAAGCATAACCATCGGCGACCATTGCTTTGTTGATATTTTTATCGCCGACAAACACTTCAGCAACGGTACGTCCATATTTATCGGTACCATTGGTTTTTAAGCCAACTGTTTTGCCAAACACATAACCCGATAATGCCTGCTTGGCGGCGGTACCAAAGGCCTGTGATTTTTCTGGTGCGTCAATTTGATTTAAGCGTACCTTGATTTGGGATTTGTCATTGGTTAGACAAGTGAGTGTGTCACCATCTGAAATTCCCACCACCTTACAGCTTATATCGCCTTGCATTTGGGTGTTTAGTGCTATGGGTGCGGTTGCTTGCTGTGGGGAAGTAGGGGATGAAGAGATGGGTTCAGCTTTGACAGATATAGTCTTGGCTTGACTTAGAGCTTGAGTTGCTGCCTGTGGTACTGTTTGGCTAACATTAGTAGTTTGAGGGCTATTTGTGGTAGGTTCTTGGGGTGATAGCATAGCGAACGCTACAACCGTGGAAATTACTCCGCCAATCACTAATGCTTTACTTGTAACTTTATGGTTTAATTTTTTGATAACCCATTGACGGATACTCGGAATAAACAATGACGAACCTAGAAAAATAATGAGTGCAGGTATAACATTACCGTTAACCATACCACCAATAGCGGTAAACATGAAGGTAATACCAAAGAACCAACCGAAAAATATAAGGAAGGCATTTTTAAATTTTTGAGAGGCTGGGGTCATAGTGGTATTGAAATATGAGTGGTGTTAGATTGGCAGGTTACGACTAAGTTAGTGTGCATATTATCGCCTGATGAAGTGCTTGGGGCTGAAATCCGTACACGATGAGACGGCAGTCTTATTCGTCACCGCTATATCACGATGTAGCGGTACTTATCTCGACACACCCAAGCAAGGTTATTATACTATTTTTTTGTTTTTTCGTCTTTAGATTTATCAACAGGCTTTACCCCAAATTCACCACTAATCGGTGCGGTCAAGTCAAGCTGCGTGGTCAGTCCCTGCGATTTGCTATAGCTATGCGTGGCTTTGTCCACTGTCCATTTCAAACTATCAATTTCAACCTTGAACCCCTGAAGCTCAATGGGCGATTCAGTACTAATTGCTGGATAACCAAACGCACAGTTAATGCTAAATTTGCCTTGTTCACCCTCGATGCGTTTTTTCTCAGCATTGGCGGCGGCGGTAGCCGTCTTTTCATCCTTAAAATTGCCTTTTAATCTTTTGGGTTTTTGCCCGTCCTTGTCGGTGTTGACCGTTACTTTTTTGGCTTGCTTTGCGTCATGGTAAGTGGCTTGCACATTATCAACGTCACCTTGTCGGTCTTCAATACTGAAACGGAACTGGTCGCCCTTGTCACGTTTTAGTACAGTCAGCGTAAGCGGTTGCCCAGATACGGTCTTATTTTCATACGGCTGAAAGATAAGTAACTTACCGTGTTTTACGTTGACGACCGCCCCAAACTGCCAACAAAGCCGAGTCAGTAAGTGCAGGTCGGACTCATCGGTCTGATCGATATGGCCGACTTCAATGCTCATCAAAAAGTCAGTCATAGCAAGTTCCAGCTCATGACGAGTGGCGACTTCTTTGGCAATTTCGCCCAATTTTTTATCATGATAGCTTTGGGTGCGTCCAGACTTAAGACTGCCTTTCATATCGGCTGATTTGGCTTTTACAGTGATGGTATCGGGTGTGCCACCCCATTCAACGCTATCGACCGTATATATCCCCATGTCATGGACACCAGCATCGATATAACCCATCCAACACTGCAATTTGACGCCTCGCTTTGGCATGGCAAGTTTGCCGTCGTGGTCATCAAGTGTGAGAGACAGCTCATCGGCATCGCCTGATTTGTTATCGGTAACAGATACATCCATCAAACGTGACATGATGGCGTCGTCGAGTGGCTCATTGTCGGCGGTCAAGCGGATGATGGGGGTTCTTAGCATGATATCACCTTAATATTGCTGGCTTTCGGGAATATCGGATGATTTGTCCGCTTGGATGCGGTTGTCATCAACCCGTGTCAATTTGAGTGTGCCGTCAACTTTGCGCGGTACACCATTGATTGTCAAAAAGCTACGGTTATCATCAATGCTATCAATGGCAAACACCCCATAAATATAGCCGCTGCCATCTATTAGTACATATCCTGCGCCTGTATCTGCCATCTCTGCCAAGTCATCCACCGATTGGCGATTGCCAAAGCCGTGTTCTTGGTATATCAAAAACGGAATTGATATCGTCTCTTCACCTGTGCCTGTAAATTGGTATTGGGGTCTGCCTTGCGCGATATCGTTGCTGGCAAACGACCATGAGCGGGAGCGTTGTAGCTCGTTAAAGGTGAGCGTGTCGACGCTAAATACAAATTGTCCTAACGATAAAATCATTATGTCCAAGCCTGTGGTAAGTCATATAAAGCGGTGTTATTTGTGGTTTGCCCTAGTTTTGCTTTAGCCAGTTCTTGGGCGACTAGCTGGGCAATGTCGGCAGGTGATTGAGTCGGAGCGGCATTCACAATAATAGTAATTGGTGCGGCTGCCTGTGCATTGGCATAACCACCGTTTGCCATTGATGCGGTAATGGGCTTACGGGTGTCAAATTTGATTTGACTTGTATCCATCGCGCTGCGCAAATTGTCGGATGTGCGAATCATAGACTGAATAGGGGCATTGTTGGCAAGTAAGCCGTTGTTAAGCCCTGCCATGATGTTGTCGCCGTAATCCATGAATACACGACTAGGGGAGTGGATACCCATCATCCCTGCAAAGGCGGATTTTATTCTTGATGCTGCAGATTGTATGCTTGAGACAACGCCATTTATACGGCTCATAATGCCGTTTTTTAGCCCGTCCATGATTTGACCACCCATCGCTGACATTTGACCCGGTAGTCCTGCTAAAAATGCCATAAATCGACCGGGTAGGCTTGCAACATACGCAACCGCTTGCCCCCCATGTACGACGACCATCGCGGCGAAAGTGCCGATAGCTTGACCAATAGTTTGCAGTCCTAAAGCCAAGGCGCCGACTAGTCCAGCCACCACCTGTCCAATGAGTCCGACAATTGTGCCTAATATCATACCAAACGATTGTCCCGCACTGGTTGCCCCTGCAAGTTGGGCTTGGGTCATTTGTGCCGGGGCAAATAACGACATGAATGCACTGGCAAGCCACCCAATGGCAAAAACAATGGCGTCGATAACGGGTTTGAGTGGTGCAAAGATTTGCCCAAGCATTGACCACAGACTTGATAATGTCACCATCAATGGGGCAAGCCCTGCTTTAAACCCGTCCCAAAATCCGATAAAAAACGCCTTGATAGGTGCCCAGTATTTATAAATCAATAAGGCTGCCACGGCGATTGCCATAATTGCCCAGCCAATAGGCGTGGTCAGTAATACGGTTGCTAATTGCCCAATGGCAGTAATGACAAATGGAATAGATTGACGTGCCAAAAACATAAAGGCTCGACCAAATAGCCGCGCAAACATCATTACCGCTTGCCCCATCAAGCGAAATTTACCCCAGAATGTGATACCAAAACGGGCAAGAATGGCGTTGACTACCATTATGGCTATACCAAACTTGATAAAGTGAGCAAGCATACCGAAAAATGAACCTAGCACCAGTGCTACGCTGTATTTGATAGTAAACAAAATCAGATTTAATTTGATGAATTTAAGTAGCAAACTACCAATAGTTTTGACTAGCTCTGGGTTAGCTTGTGCCCACGCCGTGATTTTATTGATAGTATCGGTCAATCCTTGCACAAATGAGCGTAGGGTAGCATTGAGCACGCCGCCTTTTCCACCTAGCGCGATTGAAAAAGATTCCCATGCGCCCTTGAGCTGGTCAATATCACCTGCGAGGTTATCCATCTGGATATCAGCGACCTTTTTGGCAGCGCCCGCAGAATTTTCTAGCTGTTTAGTCAGTTCGGTGAATTTATTGACGACTTGGCCTGTGTTTTTATCAAGTACGCCTGTGGCAGCAACGAGCGGTTCTAGCTTGCTAAAATGCTCTTGCCCTGCGATACCTTTAAAGATATCCATGCGCTGGTCAGTTGATAGTTTTTCTGTTTTGGTGCGTATTTCATTGAGTAAGGCACCAAAGTCTTTCATTGTGCCATCTTTATTGACTGGGTTAACTTTGATTGTGTCAAGTGCGTCTTTAGCAGGTTTTGGCAATGTGGCAAGCCGCGCCATAATAGCTTTGATGCCTGTACCAGCGTCTGAGCCTTTAATACCCACATTACCAAGTAGTCCAATAGCCGCATGGGTTTGCTCAAGGCTTGCCCCGTACATCTTGGCAACAGGTGCTGCCATTTTCATGGCTTCGCCGATATCTTCGATGCCTACGGATGTTTTGTTGGCGGTGGATACCATCACATCACCCAGTCGCCCCATTTCCTTTGCTTGCATACCGAAGGCATTGAGTACGCCACCTGAGATTTCAGCAGCACGGGCAACTTCCAATTGACCTGCCGCGGCTAAGTCCAATGTACCTGCTAACGATTCAAAGACTTGCTGACTGTTGAGACCCGCTGCACCCAACTCAAACTGTGCTTGGGCGGCTTGGCTGGCAGAGAAAGCCGACCTTGCTCCTTCAGTGATAGCTTGATTGCGGAGCATGGCTAATTCACTGGACTTGGCATCGAGCTCAAGCACCGCTTGCGTGGCACTCATTTGCTTATCAAATGCAATAGCAGGTTTGAGCATTTGATAACCTGCGACAGCTGCGCCGCCCATCTTAGCGATACTGCCCATCGCTTGCTCTCGCAGACCTTTGCGGTAATCGGCAAATGATTTTGATAAGCTGTCCGCTTTTTTTTGCACGCCTACAATAGCACTAAATACCAGTTTTAAATCACTGGCAAGTCCCCGTGCGTGTTCGCGGGCTTTTGAAAATAATGAATTGGTTTGATTGAGGGGTTGGTTAAGACCGTTTAGGCGGCTACTATTAACCTTTGATAGTGTCTCGTTGAATTGCTCAACCGATGCTGTAGTTTTGTCAAACGCTTGGTTCAGGCGCTCAGATTGAGCAACGATAGACTGCAAAGGGGCAGAAATACGGTCAATGAGTTCGAGTGTCGCGGATAAATCAAGATTTGCCATAGTGCCCCTTTAAAGATTATTTTTTGGTTTCTGAACGTTCCCTTGCCTTGTCGTGCCACATCATCAGCTCTGCTAAATCCATTTGTTCGCACACATCGGGCGACCAATGGAACACCACGGCAAGGTCTGCTATCACGTCATCTATGCTGACTGGGATTCTAGGTTCGCTTTTGCCTTGGCTCGCTCCGCTGGACTGGCGAAAAAACCCACCACCGCTGTGGCTACCTTGGTAAAGTCTCCCAAGTCCATATCCGCTAAGTCGTGCTCAACGAGCACAGGGGAGGCAACACGCGGGACGAGTTTGGCAATGGCATCAAATTCTAGTTTGAGTACGTCAGTCAACGATAAGCCGCGCAATGACCCTGCCTTTGGCTTGCGAATAGTGATTTGACTGATGACGGTGTCGCCACGAACAATAGGGGTGTCAAGGGTGACGGTTTCAAGGTTTGGGTCTTGTGGTAATGATTGTTTTTTGCTTTCTTCATCGGCATTCAATGCTGCGACTTCATCGGCGTGTTCGTTTGAGTAGGCTTTCATGCATAATTTCCTATGTTGCGAAAAATTTTGATATTAAATAAAAACGAGTGATTAATA